TTCATTAAGATTTCTTACCCATCTTTTATCAACTCCTGCATCTTCAGCTCTTCTATATATGATCAAATCGTGATTTCCCAAAGTAACAGAAATACCATTTGGTACTGTATCATTATTAAAAGCAGCATACCAATCTTTAATCATTTCTATAACATTAGTAAGCTCTAAAGCAGCTCCTTCTGATTTTGTAGATGTAGAATGAAATGAGCTAAAATGTGAATCAATTATATCACCAGTAAAGCTAACTGCATTACAATTAAATTCTTTATAAACTTTAATACAATGATCTAGATAATTTTTATGAGTATAAGGTAAATGAATATCTCCTATTACTAGCCTATTAGTTTTTTTTCTTCTAAATTCTTTTAAAAAATTGTTTTCCTTTAGGCTTAATCGTGGCCTAAATTGTTTCATTATTTTTTATTTTTAGCTTCTTTACCTAAATCTGCAAGTGATTGGCCACCGAGCATTGCGATCAAGCTCCACCAAATTTGAGATACAGATTCTTCATCTACATTTAGATATTTAGCTACCATAGGTATAATTATTGAGGCTAGTCCGAGCCATACTTTTTTAGATGTTAATAGTTGAGTTAAAATGTAATTTTTCATTTGTTTATTATTTAGTTATATAACCAAGCCACCCTGGCTGGATTATCTTTAATATCAATATGTATAAACTCCTTTGAAATACCTATCCTTTGTATGCCAAAATGTACAGCAGCTTCTATTATTTTATATCTAGAAGTACTATCTGTAGCACTTATATCAACAGCTTTTCCTAAGCAATGAGCTGAATTTACAGATGCATTTTTTAGAGTTGCATTGTATTCAGGGCTTCTATATGCTGAAGTTATTTTAAATGGTATGCCAGCTCTGTGCCTCATTTTATCTAATATTATTAATAAATTAAGATCCATATATACATTAGATCCAGGCAAACCAGGCTGATCAAATTCTTTTAAATCAAAATACTTTAATTTAATAATCATTATTTTTTAAGCTCCTTAAATATTTTAATGGCTGTATATGTAATTGCTACAGCATAAGATAAAATCTTCAGGCCTATTTCTACTTCACTTAAACTTAATGATATTGCACCTACATTTAACAATATTGTAGTAGGACAAAATTTGTTTATTATTTCATTCATTGTTTTCACTTTTATTTTATGCTATTTTATGTAAACTTAATCTACAGCTATCTAAAACTGTTCTCATTCCTGTAGATGAAGATGATCTACCATCTACCCAAAACTGTACTCTTATATATGAATCATCTGCTACTGTTTTTATTACTGCACTATGGCCACTACCTTCATATATTGTACCCCAAGTTGAAGCTCCACTACCTGAAGCTACACCTCTATTATATGTATATATTTTACTACCATCAATATCATACCATTCTTCTCCATCTGAGCTATATTGTATTTGTGCAGCTCCTAATATTCTATTTTGTGTTAAATAGCTTTCAGTACCAAAATTTAAGTTGATCATATAATCACCACTATTATCAATGCTAACTACACCTGTAGCTGCTATACTCATACCTACAGCAGTTATTTTACTTGTATCAAAAGTAAGAGTAGATTTTGTACCAGTAACACCTCCTGATCCTATTGATTGTACTGTACTAGGTACAAAAGATCCTCTATCTACAGTAGAAGATACTGCTGCTACTGCTGTAGCTACAAAAGCTGTAGATGCTACTTTAGTATTGTTAGTTCCTGCTGGAGCTGTAGGTACTGTTACTGTACCAGTAAAGGTTGGAGAAGCTAATGGAGCTTTAGTTGCTAAAGCACTAGTATTACTAGATATATTAGTAGTATTAGTATCTATAGCATTAGTATTTGAAGTTATAACTGCATCCCTAGTAGCTATATCTACACCATCTACTGTACCTGTAACTGCTATATTACCATTAACATCTAATGCTTGTGAAGGAGTAGTATCATTTATCCCAATTCTTTGTTCAGATGTATCTATAAATAAAATACTGTTATTAGTATCATTACCTAATTGTATATCTCTACCTCCATCAGTTTCTATTGAATATCTACCACTATTATTGTAAGCCTTTCCTACATAAGTTCCTGAAGTTCCTACTTTATACCCATTAGTTGTATATGTATCTCCAGCAAATGTAGCCACAGCATTAAACATTTGTGTAGCTGTATTAACTGTAGCATAAGAAGCTACTTCTAAATTACTATTACAATCTATTTTTCCACTTAAAGTTACATTACCTTCTATAGTAATATTACCACTTAAATCCTGTTTAAAAGCATCTGCATTAGTACTACTACCTAAATTAAAATTACCTGAAGAATCTTTCCATAATCTATGGCTAGTAGCATTACTACTACTAATAGCCATACCATTATTAGCAGTATTTCCATTTTGTCTTACTACAAATACTCCTGTAGTAGCTACACCAGTACCCCCATTAACAGTTAAAGCTCCTGCTGAACTGTTAGTTATAGTAGTAATTCCTGATATATCTGCATTTCCATTTATATCTAATGCTGTAGCTTCTACTTCGCCACTTACTATTATAGGTTGGTTAAAGCTAACGCTACTACTATTTAACAGTATTTTATTACTAGCATCATTATTACTCCAAATAGGAGTACCAAGATTATTTGTACCAAAAAAAGAATCTCTAGTACCATCTGCACCTGTAAATTCTATATAGTTCCAATCATTAGTATCACCACTAGATACTCTTAAATTAAGCTTGGCATCAGTTGATGTATTAATTGTCATTGCACCTCCAAATGTAGAAGTAGAAGATATATCGGCTGTACCATTTATATCTAAGCTACCAGCCTCAAGCTCATTTAATACAGTTACATTACCAGTATCTGATAAGCCGATAGTCATTAAATTTGTATTATTTGAGTTTCTAAATATAACATTACCAGTAGCATCAGATTTTTTTACATACAAAGAAGTGCCAGCCATACCTATCTGAACTGTTTTACTAGATCCACCTCCACTACCAGTATCTTCTACAAAAATTTGTGGAAATGCTGTGCCTGCTGCTGTCAATCTAGGCGTTGCAATATTACCAGTAAATGTAGCATTTTGTGAACTGTTAATAGTTAAAGCTGTAGTATTATTTGTTTTTACAGTTATTTCATTATCAGTAACAAAATTTATAAGATTATGTGCATCTCTACCAATCCCACCACCAGAGGTATATATCCAAGAATTAAAATAAGCAGCTCCAGCATCACTCATATCTAAAGTAATAGCTGTTATAGTTGATCCATTATCATTACCTCTAATATAAATATCTTTATTTTCAGCAAAATTATCTAAATATATATGCCCTGTATTATTTCTAATAACAGCATCTGCTCCATCGTGAAATAATATAAAATCATTATCAGAGCCAAGATTTATAATTCCACTATCTGCTATAAAAATATCATCTCCAACTGTAATATCACCTGCAAAAGTTGCATTTGCTCCATTTACTGTACCACTTACAGTTATATTTCCAGCAGCTTCTAAATTATGAGTAAATATTGTATCTCCATCAACGTAAAAATCTGAATCAGAATCTATTGCTGTTGTACCATTCCAAATAGCTATTCTATTGTTAGTACCAGTACCAGTTACTGTACCTGTGTTGCCAGTTAGTGTTGTGCCATTAGCTGTTACATTTCCAGCAAAAGTTGCATTTCCTGTAGATGATAATGTTAAAGCAGTACCATCTACAGAGTTTATAAATTCAAAACCATTACCAGTTAATCCAGTTGTAGCTTTCCATACTCCTCCATAATTTCTAAAATGAGAAGTATTACCTGAGTAAACATTACCTGAACTTGTTACACCAGCACTATTTACTCTAAGCATTGTATTGCCCCCTCTAACTAGAACTATATTATCTGCTTGATCTTCTGATATATAGGTATTACTACCTCCATCTAAATATATTTTATTTGTAGCTCCTATTATAATTTCATTTGCAAATGTAGCTGTTTGATTATCTGATATTTCTATTGCAGTTGTATCATTTGTACCTATTAATAAACTAGCAGATTCTCTTTGCCAAAGGTAAGCAGTAGAGCTATTTACACCAACAGTTAAACCATCGCTATTTGAACTACCTGTAGATGTGTTTTGAAATTGAATAAAAGATGCTCCAGCATCTGTAGATCTAGCATATATTTTTACATCATTACTTCCTGTTATAACATTACCATCTACCATTGTAACAGCACCACCCATATTTAAGGTGCCTGATATATCAGCATTGCCATCAATATTTAAAGTATCACCTTTTACTTCTCCAATAACATCTATTCCAATGCTTGTAGTTTCAAACTTTTTTGTACCATTATTGTATAGAGCAGTTTGTCCATCTGTGGCTGCATACATAGCATATTCTCCACTAGAAGTATATATTTGCACATCCCCAGCAAAGGTTGCAGAACTTACACCTGTTAAAGTACCATTTAATGTTAAATTATCAACACCACTTAAATCTCCTGATATATTAGCATTGCCATTAATATCTAAACTACTAGCTTCTAATTCTCCAGTAATTAAAACTCCATCAGATTTTGTTGATAATTTTAAAGAATTATCATAAAACGCTTCAAAAGCTCCATCTGCTGTACCTCTAAATAAAATTTCACCAGTATATTTACCAGCTACAATAGAATTACTTCTAATATTTAAAGCTCCTACACCTGCATCATCTATATAACTATTGCTCTGATCGTGATATATCTGCAAATCACCTCCAGGCTGATTACCAAAAAGTAATTTTACATTATCATTAAATGTAATATTTCCACTAATAGTATCACCACTTTTTGATACTTTTCCACTAATAGCAGTTGTATTAGTTGAAATGTTAGTAGCATTAGTATTAGCAGTTGAAGTAGTAGAAGTTAATACAGCATCCCTAGCAGCAATATCTATTCCATCAACAGTACCTGATACTGATATATCTCCATTAACATCTAATTCACTTTGTGGAGATGCTGTTTTTATTCCTACCCAATTAGCTTCAGCATTTCCACCAGGATCTACTCCTAAAAGTATATTAGATCCACTAGAAGCTTCATTGTATAATCTAAAATCGTTACCAGCGTGATTTACATACCAATAGTTTGAATTATCATTCCTACCTATTACCAAACTTAGTTCATTACCACTAGGCACATCTACAGTTAATCTATTAAATATGCTTACTTCTCCAGTATCATCTATTTGTAATCTAGTATATTGTGTACCTCCTAATGAAGCAGCCTCTTTAATTAATAATCTACCACTACTATCTACCTGCATATTCCATAACTGGCCAGTACCACTTCTATATAATTTTAAATCAGGAGAATCTGTATCAGTTAATTGTATAGATGTAGTAAATTCAGGGCTTGCAATATTAGCTTTTAAATTTATGTTACTTGTATTTGTACTAATGTTAGAACCATTAGTAGATATATCACTTGAGTTACCTGATATATTAGTAGTATTTGTAGAAATGTTACTAGTGTTTGTACTAATGTTAGAAGTATTAGTACTAATGTTAGAAGAATTAGTTGATATATCAGTACTGTTACTGCTTATGTTACTAGCATTGGTTTGAATACTACTAGCATTACTAGCTATGTTTGTTACGTTTGTAGCTATATCTGTATCATTACTACTAATATTAGAAGTGTTTGTAGCAATATTTGCAGTATTTGTAGATACACTAGAGGCACTTGCCTTAGTAGCTATAGCTGAAGTATTAGTAGATATGTTACTAGTATTAGTAGAAATATTACTGGTATTAGTAGATATTGCACTAGTGTTTGTATCTAATTGAGTACCATCTGCTGCTATATCTCTACCATCTACAGTACCCCCTACTGTAATATTATTATTTACATCTAATCCTCCATTTGCTTTTATTTTAGCTCTTTGTACTCCATTAGTTCTAAATATTATATCTTCATCCCCTTCAATGTAAAATTGAAATTGCTCCATAAAAATTTTACAATTAGAGTATGATCCAGCAGTAGTTCTTTGATGTTTAAAATGAATACCAGCATCAGTTGTAGATCCCTGATCATCTGTCTGTATTACAATAAGATTATCTCCTGAAGAAGTTGTAAAATTAGCTGTAGTACCTACAATATTTCCTGTAAATGTAGCCTGGCCATTACCAGCAATAGCAAAAGGAATATTACTATCTGTATCATTATATATAATAAATGTACCATTATTATTTATAATTGAATAATCATCATTACTATCTGTATCAGATAAATATATTCTAGGATAAGTACCTTGTACATAAATTTGAGCTGCTGTTAAATTATTACTGCCTACAGTAACATTACCTGTAAATATAGCTCCACTTAAATCAGCTTTAGTTGCTATGGCTGTAGTATTAGTACTAATATTAGATGTATTAGTTGCTATGTTAGTAGTGTTTGTTGATACGCTAGTAGAACTAGCTTTAGTTGCTATGGCAGCAGTATTAGTTGATATATCAGATGCATTTGTTGAAATGTTTGAAGTGTTAGTAGCTATGTTAGTTGTATTTGTACTTACAGATGAAGCACTAGCTTTAGTTGCTATAGCAGATGTATTTGTAGCAATATCTGTAGTATTAGCTGCTACATTAGATGTATTTGTAGCAATAGCACTAGTATTAGTAGCTACACTAGCTGAACTAGCTTTAGTTCCTATAGCTGTAGTATTACTAGCAATATCGCTTTCATTAGTAGCAATGTTTGTAGTGTTTGTAGAAATGTTAGATGTATTAGTAGCCACATCAGTTGCTGCTGCTTTAGTTGCAATAGCACTAGCATTTGTACTTATGTTTGATGTATTAGTTGCTATGTTAGATGTATTAGTACTTATACTGCTAGTATTAGTATCTAATTGTGTACCATCTGCTGCTACATCCCTGCCATCTACAGTACCTCCTATTGTTAAATCATTTACAATATTAACAGTACCTCCTTTAGTAATTTTTAATCTTTGATTACCATTTGTTAGTAAAGCTAATTGTACAGAAGCATCATTACTAGTACTAGAAGTTAAAGTAATTCTACCTCTATTAGTGTATTGTGATACTATTTCAAAAGTTCCTGGGCCAATAATACTGCCACTAGTTGTGAGGCCTCCTACAGTTATTGAATCAGTTGTAGTAGCCCCCCTAGTTGTAACTGTTTGTAATGTATCAGATTCGCTTTGATCTATTTTTTGCCAATGATCTGTAGTATGATCTGTAAATATTATCCAATCTCCTACAGCCCAATCACTAATACCATCAATAGTAGTAGTACCTGCTGTTGCAACTATGTAGTAATATCCTACTACTCCTGTACCTGATACTATTGTAGGAGTATTTGTTGAGGCATTCCAAGTACCCTGATACTGTAATCCTTTAGGTACTGAAGCTGTAGCTGCATCTACATAAGCTGTAGTAGCTACTTTTGTACTATTATTATTTGCAGATTGTGTTACTGCTGTTGTAGCTGTATTAATTGTACCATTTAAATCACCAGTAAAAGTAGTAGCATTTACTGTACCAGTAACATCTAAAGGTGTGGTGGGAGCAGAGTTACCAATACCTACACCAGTAGCTAATTCTCTTACTGATAAATTTCTAACTTCAAAACTTTCACCATTAGATTGTACAGTTGTAGGCCATAAATCTACATATTGATTAGTGTTATCTGTACAGGTAAAATTAATATTTATACTTTGCCAAGTATTAGCTACTGTAGTATAACTACCTCCAGCTTGTACATTACCTGATCCTAATTCTTGTATTGCAACTCTCATTTGTGATCCATCAGATGTTCTAAATTCAGCTCTAAAATTATATTGATTATTTAAAGTTAAATCAGGATCTAATAATTGATATACTCTTTGCTGCCAGGATGATGTTTGTTGTTTATTTTCACCTGTAGGTACTAAGCTTTTAAATCCTCCTGTAATTGAGCTAAAAGTTCTTTTACCTGATCCTGGATTTTCATTCCAATATGCAAACTGAATACCCCCCTCTAATCTGTTTTGTGTAGCATTTTCATAAGTTTCAAATAAATTATTTTCTAATCTTTCAGCACTAAAGCCATTTGATATGTATATACCTTCTGTAGCACTTCCTAATGAAGTTTCTGATACTGTTAATCCCCCTATACTACCTCTAGTTTTATTTTGATACTGAGCCATTAAATCAGGCTGCGAAATAGTTACAATATCACCTGTTGATATAATTTGGTATATAGTTTTTGAAGTAACCGAGATTGTAGTATCTCCTGCACTTTGATCACTAGATACTTCAAATTCTACATTACCATATTCTATTGTATTAGTTTCATCTAAAGTTGTAGTAGCTTCAGGCTGGTAAGCACACATTAAAAGTATAATATCTCCTGCTTTTAGTACAGCATTAGGAATAGCTTGTACAGTTAATGATGTTACTGTTAAAGTACCTTCAGATGTTAAGCCTTGGCTTGCAGTAACTACTGTTAATGGCCTTATAGCATTTTGCCTTAATTGTGCAATAGCTCTTGAATTGTTTCTAGTTGGATTTGCTAAAGTTTTACCCACACCTCCTGAACTATTAGGTAAACTACTAGTACTAGTATTAGTTCCTGTACCTCCTGAATTACTACCATTAGTTCCTGTAGTAGTAGTAGTAGTAGCTACGCTAAAAGTTTGAAATTCATATAAAGTTAAACCCCAAGTATCTGCTCCAGTATCAAAATTACCTGTATGCATAATCCAACTAGCTGGAAAAGTAGCAGATGAAAAATGTGAAGGAGTAAACCATTTAGTAAATGGAGCTGAATACATAGCTCTACTACCTGAGCTATCTATTTGATAAATATCTTCTGCATCTAAATTTATTTTAGTACTAAATTTTCTTACATTTTTAGCTTGTCTTTTAAATATTTCTTCACATAAAGTTTCTGCTAAACTATTGTTACCTGATAACGTATCAACGCCCCAAGTACCTAAAAATCCTGAAGGCACCCAGCCACTACCATTATATACCTGAATACGCCCAGCTCCAGCTCCAGGTAAATCTCCCCACAAAACATCAGTAACTTCTTCAAATTCAGTATCAGATCCACTTTGTACAATTTGTGTAGCAGTTGCTTCAGTACCTATAACTCCATTACTTATAGGACTAAACATACTAGCTCCAGCTCCTTGTAATATAGTTGAATCTGTATATGTAATAAAATTACTATCAGGATCTCTTAAATATGAAGTACCTGGATTTGGAATAGGATCACATCTACCATGGCCATAAGCAATATTTTGTGATCCACTAAACCATTCAGTAACTGTTACATACTTAAATTCCCAATCTCCAGCACTAAAAACTGTAGCAGGGCATTCTACATAACTATTTATAGAAGTTCCAAACCAAGGTGCATTTAATACATCAGTAACAATATTATAAGAAGATGCTCCAGGAGGTACTATTAAATGGCCTCTACCAAATACACTAGTATTTTGTGGTATTCCTGCCATTGTAAACCAATTAGGCATTAAATTTGTATTGCTCCAATTATTATATCCATATTGATACCAAGTATTAGTACCAACTTTTTTAGCTTGTATATGCCATCTTATTTCATACCTTACATCCCCACCACTATTATTCTGAAAATCTAAATATATTTGCTGGAAAAATGTTTTGTCATTAGTACCATCAAAATCAAAAGTACCTATATTTTCTTCAACTTTTAAACTACCTGCTCCAGTTGAAATAGGATATGGTTGTGGTATTTTAGGAAATCCTTGAAAATAATTTATATTAGATATATTAAAAAAATCTACTGATACTCTTTTAAAAGCTGGTAATATACCATATTGTGATCCAGCTATTTTTTTATTATTTGTACTTAAATGTACAGGGATATGATACCTACCCCAATCTAAATCTAATGCATCTCCTGAAGAAGGTGTAGCTGGAGTTCCTGTAATTGAGTACCTATGAAAATTAATATTTTCAGGGCTAGCTAAAGTTCCTGAATTAGTTGCTGTATAAGTATTTATACCTATAAAATAAAAAGTATTTCTATAAACAAAGCACCTCATACCCCAAGTTTTACAGATAAACTGTAAAGCATCATAACAATTTAAAGGCTTATATTTTATATTACCAGTATCACCTTCAGCAGTATAAAATTGATCAGCTAATGCTCTAGTCCAATTTAAAGGATCACCAGTTAGGTTAGGCATATTTGAATTAAACCAATTTACAGATGTTTGAAATTCAGCATTAGTTTCACATCCTTTTGTAGTAGTAGCATAGCCAGTATATTGTAATATTCTAGAAATCCATTGAGTAAAAGGATAAAAAGTATCAAAAGTATTATTATTACCAGGCTTCCAAGTTTGCCCATAAGTATATAAATGATCAGGCCTTTGATCTTGTGAATGTGGTATAAAATCATAATATTTTAAAGAAGCTAATCCATCTATAGCTTTTAATTTTATAGGATATGGCATTGGTATATCAGGATCATCAGATAAATCCATTAATAAATACCCAGCAAATATTGGAGAATCACCTGCTTTTTTTATACCTGTAGTACCTGTATTATATAAGTAAACATATACATCCCTTTCTTGCCTATCACTCTTTAAATTTTTTATATATAATGCAGCCTTTTGATCAGTAACCATAAAATCAATAGTTAAGGTACTAGGCTTTAATGGAGAATACATTTTAGCATTTTCTGATCCCCAATCTATTTGGCAATTATTACTACCTAATACACCTTTCTCACCTTCCCAAGATCCTGCATTACTTCCTTGATCGTGAAATTCTAGAATGTATCTAATATTTGCACTACTTGTATATTTAAAGGTATAAGTTTTTGTATATGCCATTTATATAAATCTATTTCTTGAATTACCTGCTAATTGATTTGATAAAAATATATCTTCGCCTTTTATTGCTCCATCTATATTTACATTAATATTTTGAACTCCTAACATTGATTTGAGCTTTGACAAAGGAGCAATCACTTCAGGATCATTTTGTGCATTAGGATTATCACCGACTATTGCGTTGACAGGCCCAAAAGCGAGGGCTCCTGTTGCGAGAGGGATTGGAGTAGATGCTATTGCTGCTACTTGAGCTGCTCCTAAGCCACCAATAAAAGTTGCAAGAATTGGGCCTAAAAATGGGCCAGCTTGTAAAGCTTGTACTATCGCTGCTGCTGTACCCATTATTGCTGAAGCTATCTGCATTTTCTTTTCTCTTTGTGCTGCTTTTTTCTGTAATTGCTTTTTCTTTGCATCCATATCAGCATCTAAGGCTTCCTGCTTACCATCAAATTTTTCTTTTAATGCTATAAGCATTGCATCTTTTTTAGCTTGAGATATACCTGCATTATTTATTATTGCTTCTTCTCTTAAAAATTCATTTTCTAAAGCTTTATTTTTTTTAGTTTCTTCATTTTCTAACAAAGCCATAGCTTTATCAGATTGAGCTTGAAATAGCCCACCTATACTATTAAGTACTTGAGAAGCAACTTGCTCTATAGATTGCCATACAGCAGCTACTTTGTCTGCAAATTTACCATACCCAATTTTAGCCCAATCTAAATACTTTTGTAAAATAGATTTTTTCTTCTGTATTGTTTTTTGTAAAGTTTTTGTACCATCTTCACCTCCTTCAGTATCTTCACCTCCTTCACCACCTCCAGGTATTATTAATTCAGGGCCACCTAAAAATCCTTTTAAAGTTTTCTTAAATTTGGCAAATTTATCCTTTAAAAAATTACCTACATTATCTACAGTATTTTGTACATCAGATTCAGTTATAAGCTCTATAGGCTCTTTGCCTTCTATAGCGTTTTTTGCATTTGCTAAAACTTCATCAATTTTTTTACTATATTTTTTATCAATATCTACCATCCCAGTTTTTAAAGTTTTACCCAGTCCAGCAGTTAAATCTTTAAAACCTTTTTGTATTTTTTCTTTGTCTAAAGTAAATACACCTAATATAATTTCACCAATACCCCCAAATATCTCTTGAAAAAACTGGCCAAAATTTTTGATCATTTGCCCTACAGATTCAAAAAAAGATGCAGCAGCTAATCCAAGTATCATAAAAGTAGCTTTTGTACCTTCAACTAATATCCTGAAACCTCTTGCCTCATTGTAAAGCATTATCCAAAAATTAATAAAATCTACAAATATTTTTTTGGTAGCACCCCAATTATCATAAATAACTTTAAATAACGCACCCATAGCTACTACTAACAATCCTACTGGTGATAGTATAGCACCAAATAAAGTAAGTAAAGTACCTCCTATTGTCATTAATGGGCCACTAAACGCTAATAAAGCAGCAGCTCCTACTACTAATTTTTTTGTGCCTTCATCTAGATCAGTAAATTTTTTAGCCATTTTTACAATAGCCCCTACTATCTCAGTAAATAATGGCATTAATACAGCACCTAATTCCATTGAAGCTTGTTTAAGCTTTTCAAAAGATTGTGCCATTTTGAATCCTACAGTTTCAGATTGTGTATTAAATCCTTCTTCTACATTGCCCATAGAATTATTCATACCATCTAAAACCTTTGCATAAGTTTCAGCTTGTAATCCTGCTGTAGCAAAAGCACCTCTAACAGCTCTAGAGCTACCAAATACTCTTGTAAGCATTTCATCATTACCTTCTAACTCAGTAAATAAATGGTTAAGAGTACCCATTAATGAATCTTTTAGCATAGCATTAAGATCATCATAGCTCATATTCAATTCAGCTAGTATTGCTTTTTGCTCTGCTCCTGGAGTAGCTAGCTGCATCATTACCTGATTTATTGCTGTTAATGATCCTGCTGCATCTCCTGATATTTTAGACATTGTAGCTGTAGCTGCACCTAATTCTTCAAATGATATACCTAATCCAGCAGCAGTAGGTATTACAGCTCCAATTTTATTCATAAACTCAGAAGCCTCAAATTTACCCTGCTTTAGTGTTTCGTGTAATAGATCACCAGCCTGGCTTGAAGTACTACCAAAAGCCTCCATAATAGAAGTAGTAGCAGATGCAATATCTGTTATATCTCCCATATTCATTGAAGCTGCTTTAGCAGATACTTCTAAAACATCTAATGATTCAGCTCCTTTTATACCAGCAGATTGTATGAAAAATAAGGCATCAGCTAATTCTTTAGCTGGAGTAGCTGTTTGTACAGCCATATCTTTAACAGATGCAGATAATTTATTAACTTCTTCTACACTAGTACCTACTAATGTATTTATTTTAGTCATTGATTGCTCAAAATCAATGGCCATTTTAGCACCTGCTACACCAACAGCAGCAAAAGGCAGGGCAAAACTAGATTGTATAGTTCTACCTACTGCCTGCATTTGATTACCAAATCTAGTTATTCTTCTAGATGCTTTTTTTAAGCCTCTAAATAAAGGAGAAGTAACTGCATTTATTACTACGTTTAAGGAGGCTAAGGCTTTTTTAGGCATTTTTTTTCTTTTTTAATTCTTCCTGAATCATATCATCATACTGTGATTCTTTAATAATTTTTTCCACATCAAATCTTTTTCTTTTTTTCTCAACTTCCCAAGGAAATGTAGTAATTTTACCAGGAGATATTGCCCTTTTTAAATGTGGATTTATTATTACACACGCTATCCATCTTGCCCTTTCCCATTGAGCCTGCTCATTTAGTTCATACATTCTAGCACTACCTAACTGAGCATTTAAAAAGTTTTTAGGATTCATATTGTATATCTCATCAATACTTAATCCTAATTCTCCTATGCCAATTTGCTCTATTTGATCAAAAGTTAATTCAGTTGATTTGTGTTCTGAGTTACTTTTTTTTTATTTGGATTATCTACATTTTGGCCCATTTGTTCACCAAAAATTTCTAAAGCTCTAGACAATCCCTCCATATCAACATCAAGCATATCACCTAGTTCATCTATAGTCAAATTAAATTCCTGGCCTGATTTTCTACATCCTTCTTCAATGCCTACTAATACAAGCTGTAAAGCTTGATCTAAAGTCATATCCTGGCCTAAAGTCATTAATTTGTTTAATGATGTACCTGTTTTTCCACAATACTTTCTAAGCCCATTAAAGCCAAAAAATATTGGAAATTTTTTATTAGCAATTTCTACAATTTCGTAATTCATTTTTTTTTGTTAAAGGTTAATATATAAAGTGATCCTCTAAGCTAGCCCTCTAACAAATAAAAAGCCAGCTTAGATTCACACTAGTTAATTATACAGTAGCTTGAGTTAAAGGCCCTGTACCTGAGAATGAAGCACTAAATGTACTTGAATCCTCATTTGGAGTATCCATACTTAAACTTGTCATAAAAGCATTTCCAGTCCATTTGTAATCTCCTGATACCTCAGTTGAGAATTTTATTTCAAATTCAGTTCTTGAAGCAATGTAAGATGTATATAATTCATCTACAGTTAGATCAGAAATCGCACCTGAAGCAGTTGCAAAGATTACCATACCTTCTACAGATACTTCAAAATCTCTTTGCCCTTCTAATTGATCTCGCCACCCCCCACTATCTTTCGTTGAGGTATCTCTAAGATTGTGATTTATACTTAATGAAGCAGATGTAGCGTACCCAATTTTAGTACCACCAGCATAAACTCCAAATTTTGTTCCATTTATAACGCCTGTTGTAGCCATAATTTTTTCTTTTTTTAATTAATTAATTTTATTACTATAGTTCAATTCTAATTCCCTGCACCACTTTTGCTTTTTCGCCATTCACCAGCACCAGCCAAGCTCATAGAAAAAGTAGTATTATCTTCATTTGGAGCATCTATAGATACATTAGTAATATATCCAAATCCAGTCCAATATGGATTGAAAGCAGGATTACCAGCAAATCCTACTTTTATTTTTACTTTTTTTTGCCTCATAATAAATTTAGAAATAATTTCTAACAAACCAGCTTTGCCTGGTATTGCATTATATAAAGTACCACTATCATTTCTAAAAGCTACCATATTTTCGCAATCTACAGCCCATTCTCTATAACCTGGCATTGAAGTAGCCCAGCCATTACCTTCTCTACAAGTGCCATCTATTGTATTATGTTCAGTATTCCAGGATAAATTAGTAGATAAAATAGCAGTTTCACTATTTAAAAATAGAACTAATTTTGTGCCATTTACTACCCCTGTTTGTACTGACATATTACAAGTATAAAATAGCTACTGCATCTGAACTACCTTCAGCAGGTAATGGAGTAATACCAAAAGTAACATTACCTGAAGAATCATTATATGCTTCTACAGGAAAAGGGCCCATTAGGCAAGTTTCGCCATTTGCTACTGATTTTGTAGTAGGAGTAGTTTTAGTTAAATTACCATACAGAGGTGAATCTATTGCAGTAGTTTGTACTGTTACATTTATATTTTTAGATACACCACTTGTATTTTTAAAATATATAAATTGTGATCCTGTATTACTAAACGTATTGCTAGCTTCTATAGTAGTAGTAGATACTATTATACCAGCTTCTAATATTTGTGTACTACTTATTACTGCCATCCTTTTTTACTTTTTTTTCTTTTTTAGGCTTAACCTCTACTATTTCTTTTTCTTTTTCTTTTACTTGTAATTTTGGTGAAATACTGCATATACCTTCTTTTTCTAATTCGTATGCTTTTTCCCAAGTTACATTAATTTTAGTACCTACAGGAAAACTTTTATGATTCCTGTTATACTCTTTTATTGTTGTTATTTGTGGCATAATTTTATTATTTAATTACTTATATCTAATCTATTAATCCTTAATGTAAAATCTAAATGTTTTATGTAGATTCCATTATCTCCAAAATCATCATCATAATCATCTACACAACTATCATATACACAACTATCTAATGATATATCATTTGTATAAGGTGAACTAACAGCACCCCACTCTCTATCTAAAGCTTGCCTAACAGCTACTGCTGCATTTTCTACTGTTATATAAGTATCTGCAAAAATAGATATTTGTACTGTTGTTACATCTAGTAAGCTTCTTTGTGTAATTCTAGGATCAGCAGTTATACTTGAACTATCACCTTTTGTATTAGTAGGTACTGAGCTTACTTCTCTATATACAATATACCCTGAAGATGTTGGCTGTTCAGCTCTAACAGCAAAAATTTTAGATGAAGGTATTATGCTAGTTAAGTTTGCATAATTAGCTAATAATGGATATATAATTGCTCCTGATCTCATTTATACATATAATCTTTTTTGTCCTGCTAATTCTCTTTTTATTACTTTTTCTACTATAAGCTTTGCACCTTGTAACAAAATTTCTTTAGATTGATTTTGCTTTTGTTCCCAGGCTGGCCTCATAAATGGATGTGGGCTTGAATGTACTGTACCATATTCTACCATAGCTCCATAAAATCCTCCACCTCTTTGTTTATTTTCTTTAGATCTTCCCCCAGTTGCTTTAGGGCCTACATACATTGCAGGTAATCTTCTAGAAGCTCTTGTACTAAAAGCTTTTATACTTCTTCTCAAATCACCTTCATCATTATTTATATTTGCTCTTGCAGCTTGTATTATTGGCTTTGCAGCTTGCCTAAATACAGCCATAAAAAATTTATTTCTTTTTACCTCATAAGGTATTTTATACATTGCTCTAAGCAATGCCTTTTGGCCTATTACTTTTCCAGCATTTAATTCCATTATTCGTTGCTGTCTTTTACAATAGCTTCTAGCCTAGTCATTTTGTGCCTCCCGTCAATATGAGCTATTTTGTTAATATAATAATATTGGCCACTACCATCTGATAATGTATGCCTTATTCTCCAGTTAGGCTTTATAGTATCTTTATAAGTTTCATATCTTATATAAAAATCTACTACAGTTTTACCTACTTGTTGATCTCCTTCTTCTCTTTCGCCTCCTGTTCGCCATATTAAGTAAGCCCATACTTTTTCTACACCAGCTAAAGGGCCAGCCCAAGTACTATTTTGTATGCCTCCATATACGTTGTTTTGTGTAAATGTAGGCTTTTCTATTACTATAGGAGTATCTAAATTGCCTACTGAGATCATAATGTTTGTATTTTATAAGGATTTATTAAATACTGAGCTGTACGAGGTATCTCAGATACAGTTTTACCTACAATTACAGATTGCCTATTCTCGTACATATCTGATACAGTAATTTTTATAGCTTGTATAATAGGATCAGGAATATCAGCAGCAGCACTATAGCCTACTATATAATCAGCTCTCCAAGCTTGAAAAACATCATCTGTGTCAGGTATTGTTACATTGTCTTTAGCATAAATTCTAGGTGGCTTTATATGCTGTATTAGTTCACAACTAGATCCAAATGATTGCCAAGATCCACTAGATTTGTATTTTACATCAAATACTCCATTTACTATAGGACTTTTAAATAAAATATTTAGATCATTAAAGGTATTACCAAATTGCCTTAATGTAGTTTCTAATAAAAATATATTAGCAAATTCTTCTAATCTTTGTACAGCAGCTTTTTCTAAAGCAGCTATGTAAGCATCATCATCTGTATAAGTGATTCGTAAATGAGTTTTTAAATCAGATGTACTTACTATTTGAGTATCGTGGTATGCTACTACTTCTAAATATTTCATTTTATTCTTTTATCTTTAAAAAAAAGGAGGGAAAAAGGAGCATAGCTCCAATTTCCAACCTATTTCACAATTATTATGCTTCAACCATAGTTGAGAAAGCACTTGTAACTTGAGTAGCATTACCATCTACTAAAGTTGTTACAATTAAAGAGCCTTGCCCAAATCTAGATAATGTATATGCATCAAATAATATATCAATACCACCAAACTGAGCTAGGTGCATTCTTGTAAAATCTCCAAACATTGCTCTAGCAGTAGATCCTCCATTACCTACATTTGAACTAACAAATCCATAGTAGTTATTCAATCTCTTATCTGCTGGATTCCATAATGGATTAACACCAGCAGTTTGTAATAAAGTTCTTGCATCTCCATAAGCAGCAGCGTTCATAACATAAGCCATTCTAGATCCTTCTAAAGGAATATTAGCTCCTATTACATCAGTTTCTAACTTAATAAAATCAGATGCAGCTACAGCTCCTGAAGCTGGAGTAGATCCTGCTGTAGCAGCAGCAAAAATAGAAGCTGGGCCAGCAGTAGCATTAGATGCAGCTAATAAATTTGATTCCCAAGTAGCAGCTATTGATTGTGCCATATTTCTTCTTATAGCAGCTTCTAATCCTGGATTTTGTGTCATTGCCTCTACAGACATATCTACAACAGAGATTAACTTATTAGGAGTTAAGCTCATTGAAGTAGTTAATCCTGAAGCAGCTACAGCAGATCCTGGATCTTCAGCTACAAAGCTAGAAGTTATTCCTGAAATTACTGGGAATTTTGCATCTGCAATACCTGTATAAAGGTTAGCTCCTGCACTAGTCAATACGAGATTGCTATCTAACTGATCAGTAAAAGCTTGTACTTCAATACCTGAAGATGGGCTAGTTAGTACAGATCTAGTTAATACAGATGTAGGAATACCAATACCTCTATAGCTTTGTCCTGTATATTTAGCCTCATTTCTAGCTTCTTGATCCATTTCTTTAACTAATCCAGTTAATTGGCCATTTTTAGCCTGAGCAATAGCATCTTGAAAAGAGTAATCACTTACTTCTTTTTCTACATTAGTTGATACAGGAGTACCTACAGATGCAGCAGCATTTCTCAATTCTTTTTCCATTTTTTCAGCTCTTTCTATTTGTACATCTAACTTCTCTATAGCTTCTAGAGTGTTATCTACTTCAATAGATTCAGCTTCGTTTAAGTTTCTAGATTCTCCTTCAGCTAAAGTTTTTATAGCTTCTAAAGTATCTACTAAACTAGAACGAGTTTCTTTAAGTTCTAATGATTTCTTCATTTTTTTATTTTTAATAAATTAATTTTTAAATTTAACGTACTCAATTCAAAGTTATCTTCTTTTGTTATTCGTTCATTTTCCTTATGTTTTTCTAAAGATCTTTTAGCTAAAGATAAATTAGATGCTTCAGGGTATGCAGGCACCGAAACAGGAGATACATCCCAGAGTTGTGCAATCTTATGTATTTTTCTTAGATCAGTACCATCTTCCATTCTTTCCCAGGAATCGCCATTAGCAGGCAATGTGAAGGCAAAGCTAGATTGTGTTATATTGCCATTTCTTAAATTTTCTTTAAGATCACGCCCAGCAGTTGTTTTAGGAAGATCTAACTCATAGCGTAAGCCTTTTTCATCTACTGATAATCTTAAAGTACCAGCACTTACTCTCCCCAACAGATAATCAGGATTGTGATTAAAATAAGCACGAGTATCATTTTCTAGTACATCATCAAAAGCTCCTGGCATTATCATTTCTTTAAAATTACCTAGATCAGAAGATAGGCTATTAAATACAGCAGCGTGGCCTACTACAACATCTTTTCCATTACTACTATCTATTCTAGTTTCTACATCAAAATATCTTTTTTCGTGTTCTATAGTGTTTGATCTAGAATATGCTGTAGGCTGATCTTCTTCTAATTCTTCTTCTTCTTCATCTTCTATTTCTTCTTCTACTTCGTGGCCTGGAGTATGATCTCTATATTTACCACAATCACATTCACTTCTTAGATTATCATCCACAATTTCTTCTTCATTTTCTGTATCAATTTGTACACCTTCCCAATCCTCACTTTTACCATAAACAATGGTAATATTTTCTTCATCTTCAATAACTCTTTTAATGTGCCTTTCATTTATTTTTTCCATAGTTTTAACTTCTATTATTTTAATATTTTCTTCATCTTCTATTTCTTCAAATCTTTCAAAATAATTATTTACATAACTTTTCCATTCTTCAGGCCTTTCATTATTAGCCACATTTAAACATTCTTCTTTGCTTCTTTTTATATAAATAATTTCTGCATTTAATTCCTTTGCTAATTTATTTCTTACTTCTTTATAAGGGCTAGAATTTATTATCCATACTCTTAATTCTTTTTCATTTTTAACAAGATCATAAAATTTAGATCTCATAGCAAATACATATTTTCTTACTGCTTCTATATGTATATGGCTTTTTTCACCAGTTAAAGCTGTATGTATTTTATCAAAATCCCATACTATATCACCTTCTCTTTTATTGTTTTGTATATATGTATTTTTTCCTGAACAAGGTGATCCTGTTACTACAAATACATTTCTGTAATAATTTTCATTATCAGCTTCAGCTTCAGCTACTGAATCATATTTACATTCTCCAGTTTCGCCCCACTTATACTTACCATTTTCACATCTAATTGCTGGCATTTTCTTCTTTTTCTATTTGATTACGTTTTTTTGTACTCCAAGCTACACTAGGCTGCCCTCCCCAAAGTTTCCAGGCTATCGCTCCTGCACTAGGATAGCCTTCTTCTCCAGGATTAAAGCCTTCAGCTTGTTTATCTACTTCGTGCCTTTTTAAATATGAATACATTTTTTTTACTCTTTCTACAGTCATTTGATCATTAATAATCATATTAGCTGTTTTTACTCCTACAGCAGTACCTCCTCTACCAAATTCTTTTCTCATTTCCAATCCAATTCTAGCCTGCTCTTGCATCCCTTTTGTAACTTTTAAACTTATATCAGATACAGCTCTACTATTTAAGTTTTTTTTTTCTACCCCTTTAAGAGTACCTCCATCAATTATATCATTTAATGTAGCCATATTAAGCTGCATAAAGTGATTCTCGCCACCTTGTATAGTAGGTAATTCTTCTAATTGTCTAATTTCATCAATACTCATTGCTCCTATATTTAGCATTGTTCTATAATATTCTGATCTATCTTTAGGAGTACCTCTAAGTAAAGCATTGACATTAAATTTAGTATGTATTTTACCTTCTTCATTTTTTCTAAAAAGCTTACAATTCATTTCAGATTCCATCATAACTAAATATGGCATAAGGCTGTACTTAACAAAATTAAGTCCCTCCTCTGATATATTGTTAAAACTAGATTTTGTAAGATCTCTAAGGAGGTGATTTGGCAAGTTGTACAGCCTACTTATTTCAGCTATACTAAACTCCCTGCTCTGTAGCATTTGGCTAGCCTCATTTGACAAACTAATTTGATTAAACTTTAAGCCTTCTTCAAGTACCATAGTTTTATTAGAATCTTGTATATTAGAATAATTTTCATTAAATGATACTCTAAGCCTGTTTATAGCTTCATCTGATAATTGCCTATCTGTTGATAATACTCCTGATACTTTTGCTCCATTAGCAAAAAAGCTACTAGAATATGTTTGCAATGCTAATCCATAACCTATTGCATTTGCACCTACATCAATAGGGCTTATTCCTACTAAGCCATCCTGGCTCATAATTTTAAAATGTAAAATATCATAATGATCTACAACGCCTCCATCTTGTAATTCATAATATATAACACCTTCATTTTCAACTAGTTTTACCTTACCTACTTCTAAAGGTAATAATTCAATAGGCCTACCATTTGTATTTCTATTTATAAATACAAAACTGTTACCTCTAGTTAATAAATCCATCATACATTTTTGTATAAAAGTGTATGTAGTCATTATATCATTGGGCTTTCTATGTATTAAATTAAATAATTGGTGATTTGTAGATTTTATTTTATTTCCTGAGTTATCAGTTTCTAAAATATTTAATGGCAGTTGAGCTACTGATTCAGATAAAATTCTTATAGCAGCCCATACAGCAGTAAAATTCATTGCTGTTTTATCAGATACTACCATCCCTCCTGTACCCTGGCCTCTGTGTGAAGTCATTGCAGCTAGAAAATCATTGTATCTGTATATTTTATTTCCTTTGAATATTCCTTTGATAGTATCTAGTAATCCCATTTAAAATTGCCTAAAGTTATAACAGGCAAGTATAGTAAATGTAATTATTCCTACTATGTAACTTTGTTTCTATTTTTTCTATTTTTAGTAACTCTAAATGAATCATAGCTAGCATATCTTCTCTTTCCAAAGTGATCTTCATATTCCTGCTCAGTTAATTCATAAGCATCTTCATAAGTTTTTGTAATCTTACAATTTTTGTGGAATTTTTTTTCAAAGCCTGAAGGGCTAAGTAATGCTAGTATTTCTATTTTTATTTTCATCTTATAAAGTTAATATGCCTCTTTCATTATATATTGATTCTCCTTCGTGTTCATCAGTCATCATTTCACCTATAGCCATTACTAAAGCTACCATCCCATCTACCTTCTCAGAGCTTTTTTGTTTGTTTATTTTTATGTTACCAGCAGGATCTGTTTGAAGGCTTACATTTTCACATTGCCATCTTAATACTGGATTTCTTAAATGATTAATTTCTCTTTTTAAAACTTTTTTCTCCAATTCTTTAGATGGAGCCGACATACTACGATAGCCCTGGCCAAATTGGCTCATTGGTATTCCATCATCCTGGCTCAGTTGCAAAATAAGCATACTACTATTCCAGCGATCAAAAGAAATGCTCTGTAAATCATAATCAGAAATAATATCATTTATATCTTTTCTTATATATGCATAGTCCTGTACATCACCAGGAGTAGCTTTTATATATCCATCTTGTATCCATTCATCATAAGGTATTTTATATTTACGCCCTCTTAAATTTGCTGATTCTTCAGGACACCAAAAAAATACTAGTACTACATCCTTTTGATCTTCCATTGGAAAATACAAAGCTAGGCTACTAAGATCCTGCGTACTCGCTAGATCAAGCCCCCCCCAGCAGCGTTTATTCTTTAAAATTTCTAAATCTATATCTTCATAATTTTCCATCCATACACTATCAGAAATCCACTTAGTAACAGATGTAGTGGGAATGTTTAAATGTAAACGCTTAAATGTATTTTCATAGGCAGGCAATTCAGATGCTTTTTTTGATTCAGCTTTTAAGTATTCTTCAAATACCGATACACCCATATTAGGATTAGCTTTGGCCCAAGTTTTAGGGCATTGAATATCATCAGTTTCAAGAGCAGCATATATAACTGATAAGTGGGCTTCATCATTAATTAATCCTGCTTTTACTTTTTGGCTATATTCGTGCTGCTGCCACCAAATATTTCCATCTGTTTTAGATGATCCTGCTGTAGTCATTGTAAAAAATAGTGGCTGTGTTCTAGCTCCTGTACCAGTCAGCATAGTTTCAAAAAGCTCAGGAGATTTTTGTGTATGCAATTCATCAAATAATACTGCATTTGGATTGTGTCCATGCTGTAATTTTGCATCACTAGATAGTACTTTATATGTATTACCTTTAGCAGGAAATGTTATACTATTTCTAAATACCTTTGCTTTACTGCTTAACAAAGGATCCATTTGTACCATACGTTTTGCTAAATCAAAAATAATACTTGCCTGATTTTTATCTCCTGCACAACTAAACACCTCTGAGCCAAGCTCGCTATCTGCGTAAAGCATATATAGAGCAACCATAGCACCGATAGTACTTTTACCATTTTTACGAGCTATACAACAATATACCGATCTATATCTTCTATAGCCAGTATCTTTATGTTTCCATCCAAAAATAGGTTTGATTAAATCATTTTTTTGCCAATCTTCAAGCTTAATTAATTGGCCTGCCAGCTCACCTTTACAATGCCTTAAATGAGATTCCATAAAAGCTACAGCTCTATCTGCTGCTTTTTCATCATAGTAATATTTTTTACTCAAAGAAGTTGTACTCATTATTGTTTTGTATTAGTGTAGGCTGGTTAATTGAAGTTCTAGCTGAAGGAGTAAAGCCAAAACTAGATGCAATTTTTAAAGCTCTATCTAAAGCATCATTAGCTATTTTTTGATATGGAGAAGATTGTGCATACTTTACAGATCCATCAGCATTTAAAAACTCCTGGATTCTACCATTTTTTCTTAAATATATTTCTGTTTCTATATGTAATGAGATAGCATTTGCATAAGCTTCTAAAATTTTTAGATCAATTTTATGAAGCATTTTTTTATTAAAAAGCTCTAAGCAAACTTTATTCCATTCTTCCTTACCAATATCAGAAAGCCAAGTAGGAGCTGGTGGTATTTTAGATACTAATGATACAGTCATTTCATTATCTAAAACTCTTTCAGCTTTCAATGTACCCTGCAATTCCTTTATTTTTGTAGGAAGTTTTTTTCTTCCTCTAGCCATTTATTTTTCTTCTTCCTCTTTTTTCATAGTACCATCTTCAATATTAATTGATACAGTACCATATTTTTCTTCTAGCTCTTTTTTAAATTCATTTAATTTTTTTTGTAAGCCATCTAGCTCAATCATAATCATACTTTTTTGAACTTCAAAATTTCCAATTTTTAAAGTTATTTCATTCATATTACTTATATGATCCTGTAAAGTTTTTAGTTCTTCATTTGTTAGTTTATTTTCTTTGCTCATTTTTATTTGTTTTTATTATTTTTTTAATGTAGGCTCAGTTCTAATTAAATAAGGTACGCCAAATTCCTTACTTTCTTCTTGCATATATTCGCCACAATCACACTTAGCTTCTCTAGTTCTAATAGAGCCTTCGTGGATTTCTAGCGTTGCTTTTTGTAATTGTCTTTTATTGCCACAATTATTGCATATAAAATTTAACATTTTCCCTGTTGATTATATGGTTTTACATATTGTTTACCTCCCTTTGTCCTGGATTTATTTTTTGAATGAATCCCCTTTCTTTTTTTTTGTTTTATTTTTCTAAATATAAATAAATTTTTTTTAGCCATAATTTTAATTAAATTCGTTAGGTAGCATAAGCCTTATATTAAATTCAGTTAAAGCCCAAATTCTAATTTGCTCTGCATATATTTCAAAAGCTTTTGTATCTAAATCAGTTGTAGATTTTACTTTTTTTATACCTACTTTTTTATTATTAATCTCCAGCATTTCCCACTCCTGCAAGAATTTACTTCTCAAAATATCGTGCATTTCAGATGGAAAATAGCCTAAAGAATTGCCAAGCTCTTGTACAATACATTTCCAGTAATATCTATTTTGATTATTTGATCTTATATTTCTACGTTTTTTTATTTCAACAAAATAATTATTTTCTAAATTTTTTAAATAA